CAACGTCAACCCAGTCCATTTCATTAAAAATCTGTTTGACTTTGGATCCTTTTAGGTTTAGTTTATCCATTGCAGTCTCCACCAAGTTCATATCAAACTTTTTCAATTCTTTTTTAGAAAAGAATATACCTGTGAATTTTCTCCAATTGTTTGGGATTTTAATCCCATTAACCAAATAGAACGTTAGACTATAAAAAGACTTCATACAGTCCCACTGAAAGTTTTGTGGGTTTTCAATACCCATTCTATCCCAAATCTTTTCTAAGAAAAAATAAATATACTGGTCTAATTTAACACTTTCATCAATTATAATATTTCTTAAAAGACTTTCAATTGCGTAATATGTTGGGTTTACCTTCATACTACTTCCAATAACTTTCTTTTTTTTAGTGGAGAATGTTCCTGAATAAAACATTTTCTTTTTGAAATTAAAGGTAAAATAGTTTGTGGATTTTCTTTCTGAGAAGTATTTGGATCCTACACCTCTAATTTTTCGGTGAGTCTGAAATTTTATTGATATCTTATCATCACCTTCTTCTATGAATAATCTTTGTCTATTAAAATTAACAGTGGCACATGGATTTCCAAAATTTTTAACAAAATCTTCTTCTGTAAAACATTGAGTATCAGAAAAAAACCTATCGCCATTTTTGGTAACAAATAAGTTTAATAAATTTTTATATCCAAGACTATTTGTATCTTTTTGATATATGTCGCAAAAATTATGATATAGTTCAGTCCTATAACTTTTTTTCTCAATTAACTTATGAAATACTTTACCTTCTACTTCTAACATAAAACAAAGATACAAAAAAATTATAAAATAACTAAGATTTTTTCATAATTTCATGTCTTTTTTTAAACTGTAATAAAATAAAAATTAAATCGTCAAAATTTTCAAAATCCCATTTTTCGGTTTTTAAAACTAAAAAATTTTTATTTTCACAATTTTCTGTTTTTATTTCCAATGTTTGATATAGGTTTGCTCTATTACATTTGTTTGTTGGTTGATCCCAACTTATTGAAAATTTTTCATCGCTAATATAAAAACTGTGTTCTGTTTCAATATCTTCTTTTTCTTCTGTATTTTCTATGTTACTTTCAATAATTAAATCCTCTTCAATTATTTTTTTTTTGAATTTTCTCATATTAAAAAATCATTTAAAATTATAAAGTATATTTATAAATCCCATCTTCTAGTTCGACATCTAATGTTCCACCATTTTCAATTATTTTTTCAATTTGTTCAGATGTAAATTTTATATATTCAGGCTCCATAAAAATTTTATTAGCCTGAGTTAAAGATAGTTTTGACTCAGTTAATAAATTAAAAATTGTTTCATTTTCACAATTAACGATTGATGGATATTGACCCCCAACTGTAACAATAACTTTATCTCCTATCTCTATTTTATCTAAAGAAATGATATATGGTTTTTCTTCTACCATAATGAGTTTAACTTTTTGTTTTTTATTTTCGTCCATATTTAAAGTCTTAAATTATTTTTATTATTCATAGTTATAATATAATCCATTAAGTTTTTAACTAAAGAATTAGCATCTAATTCGTTATATAACTCAGGATATCTATCTTTAAGAATTTTATTTTCTTCATATTCTCTACAACTTGAAAGTATATCAGATAACATGGTTTTTAACATGTGCTCTTTATTATAAGTATTATCAATTTTCTTTTCAAGGACTTCACCCTCCAATTCTTGACAATATTCTATCAATTTAATTACTTCAGGTTGATCCATTAGATGTGTATTATTTTTGAATATTTGGTTTACGTTCTTCATATTAATTTTATAAATCCCAAATACTTTTTTTACCTTTCTTTGGGAACTTGAGTGATAACCATAACGTAAGCTTTTGGATCATTCTACTCATCCTTCAAAAACTTTAATATTTTTTCTTTAATACCACTTTGTTTGATTCCCTCACTTGCTTTTGGTGTTAGAACAAAATTAGATAGACCGGGGTTTTTATCTTCATCTTTACTATGTGAAAAGTTTTTAGATAAAAACTCAACACTCATGTTGAGGTCATCAATTGCCACCCAATGCGTAACTTCGGGATGGTTTTTTAACCAATGTCCGATCTCCATACTTCGTTCTATTTCTAAATCAGCACGAAATCTAAACGCATTCCATTCTCTTGGAAATATGTCTTTGAACATATCTGTTACCGCGATTGGTCGTTTGATGATTCCTTGACTTATGTAGTAATCGCCAAGTTCCTCAAGTGTTGCATTGTATCTCCAATCTGAACTTACAACTATTTCAGCACCGGTTTCTTCAAGTATTTCGTTAAGGATCTTAATTGACTTCTCATCAAAGTTATCAAACCTACAATCAATAGGACGATTTGTAAATTCAACATCAGGATTATCCTTATGAAAATTTGCCCATTTCTTTGCTCGTCCACCCCAATTATTGGATAGACAAATTACTCCGTCGTTATCAAGCATCAGAATTTTCATCATTTAAAGTGTTTTCCGTGTTTACCCCAAACCCCAATACATAGGATTAAAAGAATAAACAATATGGTCATAATTAACATAACACAAAGATAAGTAAAAGAATTAAATAAAAAAAGGGAATTATATAATTCCCCTTAAATTGTAGACCTCATCCAACCAACTCATCATCCTCCTCATCTACCTCATCTGTTGTGACTCCCCTTAAATCGTAGGCCTCAGACAACCATTCCTGTGTGACTTCCTGTATTTCAGAGTAGTTAAATCCAAAAACTTTTTCTAAAAATGACCAAATTATACTATAATTGATGTAAACAAAATCAAATTCATCATCGTAAACCATTAGATTATTTCCTATTTCATATCTAAATAAAGTCAAATTAGGTTTTTCTTCACTATTAATAACATCCAAATCATTAAATAAATTAAGAAAATCTATTGGTGATTCAATTCCAACAAGTTTTTTAAGATTATCAATCCCCCCAACCAATCCGTAAACACTTTTCCAACCATCTTCTTTAATCATATCAATTAAAGATCCCTTAACAGAATTTTCTTTAATTAACTTTTGTTGACGTTCTGAAATTATTATTTTCATAATGATAAATACTTTGTTAAATAAAAAAAGGGGGAGTAGCGAATTCCCCCTTTTAAATCGTTACCCTAACGGATAACGGCCCTAAAGCCCATCAATTAAGATGGGGTCTCTTAAAAAAAAATCCCCACATATTTCAGTGGGGATCAATTTTACCTAGGGGTGGGATTTTCAACCTGTGTCGGATTACGCCAGACACCCTACGATTGGTATTTTTTAATGATTGAACCAATAACAATCAATTGTCTTACAAAGATAATACTTTTTTACAATTCTACAACTATATCTCCACTTTTACATGAATTTTCTTTTAAATTTTCTTTTTTACTTCTTGGTCTAACACCAAAATATAAAAAGTTACCGTCATCAGAAAATGCAGAACTAACAATTTTTAATTCATTACTATCTTTTTGTATGAGAAATTCAATAACATCAAAGTATTCCTCATCTTCATTATTAACCATTCTTTTTGTAAATATGATTCTTTTATTACAAGGATTGTGCGTTTTGAAACTATCAATAATCTTACCAATATCTTTTTTAATTATCGGTATCAATAACCTATCACTAACACCAATCCTATAATCGTTATCTGAATTATTTTTTTCATAAAACAAATCAATATTTTCCTTATACGAATTATCCCCATGTCGATCAAACCACTGATGGTATGTGGATATTATATTATATAACATTTTATCATAGACTTCACTACCTTTTTGTTTAGGAAATTTTCTTTCCTCCAAAAGATATTCTCTGACAATTCTTTCTATTAATCTTTTCATATTCTATAAATATAAAACCCCACCTTTTTGAGATGGGGAAATTTTTATAAATTATTTTATAAATCTTAAATAATAAACTTCACCTAATAATAACATTGATATTGTCGACATTACAAACCCTAAATAATTACTAACATAAAATGTCCCGACCATTATAAATAATAATATTAAAAATAACGGTATATAATAAATTCCTTTTTTCATTTTCCAAATCCTACTTTTTTAAATTCTTTAATTGTTGGTGCTTTTTTTAATCCTTCGAGGTTATCCATCACTTCCTCAAATTCTCTTCCCATAACTATAGTTGAAATTACAACTTCTTTCAAGTGTGAAAGAGACATTCCTTCAGTTCTTTTTACCCATTCATCAATATTAACATTTTTCAAATCATCTTCTGTTAATTTGTGACGGATATAAGCGTTTCTAATCTCTTCGTTTGGAAGTTCCACTTTGTATCGTCTGTCAAAACGAGATGGTCTGTTTGTGATACGGTCTTGTAGTTTCTCAGGATAGTTTGTTGTTGCAATGTAAACAACATCTTCAATTTGTTTCACACCGTCAAGAATGTTTAATAACTTACTTGTCGCATGATTATTTTCTCCAGCAATTGAATCAATATCTTCTAACAAAACAATTAAAGGTCTGTTGGTTTCAATTTTTCTAAATGTTGCGATGAAATCAATAAAGTATTCAACATCGTCATGATCTTTAATGTTTAGAATAATCCCATCATTTTCAATTAGTTGTTTTGAAATTAACTGAATGATTCCTGACTTACCACATCCTGGTTCACCATACATTAGAATCCCACGCTTATGAACAAAATTATATTCTCTATATTTGTCACGACGATCCCAAAAATTTTGGATATCCTTGAGTATATCTTGGATCTCATATGAAGGTAACTGGTATAATTCATCTGTTTTAAATGGTTGTTTTTTTATTGTATTACAATTTAATTGTCTATTGTAAATAATTTCATAAATTCCGGCCGGAACTTTTGGGACGGATGTAAATGCGGGGGCAAATTCTTCGTCTTGTAAAGTTCCCCAACATGTTGGTGAATTAGTTGGTGTCTTTGTGTCATCGTTTTTAATAAATCTATTTCTTGGCATTTCTATATTATCTATTTCTTCAATCATTTTTAACTCTTCAATATAATCATCAATTTCGTTTTCTCTCATTGTATAATATTTTTTTAATTTTATGTTTCTGTTTCTATTTCGTTTAATGAAGAACCAAGTATTAATAGTTCAAAAAATATAGTAATTATTATAGGAAAAAACCCACTAAATAACCACCAATTAAGTGGATTATAATCATTCTCAATCACTAACATTATGGAATACCACAAAAAGTTTTTTGAAAAGAATGCAAATTTGTTTAAATCTTGTTTCATTTTATTTAAATGTAATTAAAAAAGTGAACTAATCAATTCAATTTATTTAGATTAATTTTTTTTAATTAGATCTATAAAAACATTTTGTTCTGTGTTGTGTTCACCCAAATTATAGTTAGTTCGTTTACCTGATTGTGAACATATTGACATCATTAAAAATCCAAGTTCGGACATATAAAACCCAATAAGTTCATGTTCTTCAGAGTTTAAAACTAATTTAGGTATTTTTTTTTTATTTTCCATTATCTTAATATGTGTTAATTTTTTTTAATTTAATAGTAACTAATAAAAGTGACCCCATCAAGTTAATGGGAGTCACCTACATTATTTTTTTCACAGAATATACTATAATCAGGATTGATTACTTTACCCACTTTGTGTCTATCACCGGTAACGGATTTAACAACCACACCTTCGTGAGGAACTTTGGTTCCTACTATGTTGTTATTGAATACGTGTTTATCTTGTTCTTCTTTAGACCAAGGACCCATATAAAGAACCTCAACTCTTTGTAATCCCAAAGATTTAAAGACGTTTTTTTCATCGTGATGAGGTCGGTAATTACCATTTAACTCAACATCGAAACCAGCAAATTTAACATCAGTTAAACCATAATCATAATTTTTTTGTATACCATGACCATATATCTCACCATAGATGATTAACCCATCACCCAAATAGTCAGGACGACTATATGTCTTAACATAATCCCATAGTTTATTTTTTATTTTGTAATTATCTGCGATTGTTCTCCATACGTCCGATTTGTAAAACCCTTGAGAGTCAGAACCTTTTTCTACGTTGTGAGATCCATAAACATATTCATACCCAGCCCATTTATCTCCAAAGAACTTTTTAACATAATCCCACAAGGTTAATCTTTTCTTTTTAACGATACCATAACGAGCATTTGTTCCGTGAAGTTTACGAGTGATAGTAACTATGTCTTCTTCGCTGAACATTTCGGGGGCGTTCTTCAAGTTAGGAAACTTGTAATAAACATGAAAGTTAGGGTTTTGGTGGTATTTGAATTTTCTACCCCCACTTAACTGGACCATCTTAACAGGTGGTTCGTATTTAGTGACATTAAGTAAACCCATCATATCTTGTCCATCAACAAAACCATTGATAGATATTTCTGATTTAAATGTATATTTTAAAGATATGATTAAACACTCTGAGTAAACTCCACGAAGTTTAACAGTTCTAACTCTCTGACCCTTTCTTAAGTAACCAGTTACACCAATTAAGTCGGATAACTCAACAGGTATAACCGCATCGGTGGTCGCAACAACAACCAAATCATCAACTTTATATTCTCCTTTTTTAGTTATGGCATTCCAACCATTAACCATAACAAGTTCTATGTTATCTGCCCCTTCTATTGGCTTAACCTCTCCGATTGCACCAACATAACATACACTATTTAAATTTTCCATTTCTTATACTTTTTCAAATTCTTCTTTAACTAAATTTATTTCTTCATCCAACTTTTCAAGTTCTTTGATCATCATTTCTTTTATAATCTCTTTATCATATAATCCCACTTCACCTGGCGTTCGGAATTTACCTCCATACGTATAATTAATTGTAACCGCCAAACTACAAGATTTAAGTGCGGATTCCAATTTATGTTTACGTGTTTTTAACCTTTCAAGGTTTTCTTTAACTTTTTTTGCTTGTTCAAATTTTTCTAATTCCATATCACAAATATATTAATTATTTTTTTAATCTTCACCATCTTCTTCAGAATATTTTACCTTCATAGATCTTGGTTCAGTAAAATCCCATGTCTTACTTTCAAACCCTGTAACCCATTCATTAAGATCTTCTCTTGTCCAAATTGGAGCAAAAGAAGGACGATATTTAAATGGTAAATTTTTACTTTCATCCCACTCATCAAGTCGTTGTGTTACATCATCAATAAAGTTTTTTTCTTTGTTGTATTTAATCCAGTCACGGTAATCATCTTCTGATTTAATAAACATAACGTCACCATAATTTTGAAACTCCATTTCAGGAAATTCTAAATTTGGGTTGTTGGTATAAACATCAACAATTCCATTATCACCGTAATATGAATCACAAAGTTCTTTTAAACCATATAAACTACTTGGTTTTTCTTCCCAAACGCTACCAAACTGACGAACAGAACAGATATACAAATACCCATCTTCATAGGAATGTATTTTTCCTTGAATTTCATTTCTTAATGAAATAAGTTCGTCCATTGTTAGTTTGTCTAAATTCATTTTGCGTATTTTCTTATTAGTTTGAATATCTCTGTAATATCAGTAAAATCAGATGGTGGACTATCGTTTCTACCTGGTAAAAATATTAATGTAAACCCGTGATTCCCTTCAAACTTTTCAGTTACTCTTTTACCACAGATTTCAGTAATATACACCCAAGGAAAGTTTCCTGATAGTTTTACATCAATACCGATTTTTTTTAATCTTTCCACAAATACCGTGATTTTATCACCAGTTAATTTTGTGCTTGTTTCTGTTTCCATATCTATATATGTTCCAAATTTAGTTTCTATTGTTTTCATACTTACAAATATATAAATTATTATTTAGTTTCTTTAAAACCATTTATAATTGTTTCTTCAATGAACATTTGGTTCAGGAATGTTACCTCTCTAGTTTCCTTTACACCTTCTTGAATAATATCTTCAATTCTTTCATCACCATCTAACCAATCACCATCTTCGGTATGTTTAACACCATTTTGAACTATATTATCAACTCTACCATTACGTTTCCCACACATACTTTTGGTTTCTTTCACCCCCTTTTGAATAATATCATCAACTCCAAGTTTAGTTCGTCGTAGTGTACCGATAGTTTCCTTTACCCCATTTTGAATGGTGTCTTCAACCGCATATCCGATTGTTGATGCATCTGGAACGGTGTGTTTCACCCCATTTTGAATGGTGTCTTCAACGCTGAGTAACTCCTTATATAATACACTAGAGATATCTTTCACCCCATTTTGAATGGTGTCTTCAACGCTTTCCGATTCGGACAAATTATTATCCTGGGTGTGTTTCACCCCATTTTGAATGGCGTCTTCAACATATTGATCTTGATCAAAAAATGGGTCAAAAAAATTTTTAACCTTCGGTATACCCAAAAATCTTGATTCAAACCATTTTTTAATTAGGTCTTTATCTTCAACACAATCCAAACCAATTAACTCCATCTCATCTTTGAAGAATCCATAGTTATACCATAGAGTTTGGTCTTTAGTGTATTCAACAACCCATTTCATCTCATTGGTGAAGATAACCCATAGACTACCATTGTGATTATATCTATCAACCCCTTGACTTGCATCGTCAAACAATTTAAAGATAATTTTTTCTAATTTTTTTCCTGTTGGATTTATCATCTTAACACATGTCTGTGAATTACTATTACCAATTTACCATCGAATAATGCTCGGTCCGTTTGAATTTCAATATCCATCATACCCAAGTCTTCCTTGAGTCTATTAGCTTGAACTTCAACCTCGTGTTCAGCATCTTTTTCATTTTTAAAAAAACCAAAGTAGGAATCACATGAACCCATCTTATCACACACTCCGTAAATTACTTCTCTTTCTTTCATCTTTTTTTTTAAATTATTATCTTATACTTCTTAACAATCCTTTTTTATAATCCATGTAATCTTTCTCATACTTATATGGCCAAGCGATTAAATAAGTGTCTCTTTCACTCTTTGGATAAGTGAAAAAATCGTTTTTTAATTTTTTTTTAAGCTTTCTCGGTAATCTGAACTTTTTGTCTTTTTGATCCATAACATTCTAATTTTATATTTTTAACATTCCATAAATCTTTAACCCCTTCAGTCATATGACAATTATGTTTTTTACCAGTCCTTTGACCAAATTCAACAATCGTATCATTATGACGATTTTTAATAACGTGCGGACATTCTTTGCATGGATTTATCATATAAGACAAAGATAATAAAATTTTTCTAATAAAAACAAAAACCCCCATTTTTTATTTGGGGGCTTTATATTCTTTTATTAAATATTTTAGAAATCCTAATTACCTTATAATTCTTTTTATACTTCCGTCCTCATAAATTTCTATAATTATTCCGGTTGCATTCTCATTAACCTCTTGACCCGCTAAATTAATTCTCTTAGCAATGATGTTTATTCTATCTCTATTGTTGATCGCTATTGGTCCAAATACCTCATCCACACCATCTATATCGTATTGATGTAATCTGTAGTAGTTGATAACTTGAGATACATCTTTATCTTCTAAACTATAATCTATTTTTTGAGTTGAGTTACCAGCAGATTGTACTTGTCCAATATCACTCCATTTAAAACCATCCACACTCTTTTCAATAATAAAGTGACTACTATTATGTTCAGACGCTGTTGACCAATATAACATATTTGAGTTAACTTGTTTCTTACCTTCAAATGATAACAATTCAATAGGTAATGCAGACATTCTAGTTACAGAAACATCTCTACATACACTTACTGTTCCACATAGTGAGTTTGTGTTAACGTGTATGTATAAGGTATTATTGTTTGTAGGTGTAAAGGATAATGGTCCTAACCCAACAGCAACAACAGTTCCATTATATGCACCACTTCTTACAGTTATCCAATCAGTTGCAACCGTAGTCATAGCAATATATGGTGTTCCTACCACGGCTCCACTCCAAGTTGAGTATTCACCAGCAAACTGACACGGTACGGTAGTGTATGATATTCCACCAAATACAGGTAAACTTTGTGTTCCATACGAAATAGTATTAATGCATGGGCCTGGTGTTGGAGGGGCAACACAATTTACATTAATAGAAAAACTACTACTTGTACTATACCCATGAACTAATATATAGTAATTTGTTCCAACCACAGAAGGCCATGAAAACGAAGCGGATGAACTACCACAAGCGGGACCAAAATCATCATTACCCCCTACACAAGTTAGACTTCCGCACCCTACCCCTGAAAATACAGACATTTTACTATCCCATACGGTAGCACAAAGATTTGCCGTCATAATTTGTCCGTTTCCTGGAATAACATACCAAACACCGGGTTGTGTTTGACTCACAGAACAAAATCCACCTTCACCCGTTCCAGAGTTAGTTGCGTTTACAGTAGTCCCTGATATTGACTGACCACAAGTAATAGATGTTGAATTACACACTAAATCATTTGATGGAGCTGCAGGTGCTGAGCAAGTTAAACAAGAAATAGATGATGTTCCGCAGTTCATAGCGGTACCACAAGTATTATTTGTGTTGTAATGAACGAAATACGTTCCTGAGGATGGACATGTCCAATTTAGTGGAGAATTTCCACTAGCAACTACCGTACCATTATATGTTCCTGATCTAACCGTTATGAATCCACCTAAATTGTAAGCTGATTGATATGTACGGCCCACAATACAAGAATAAATTGGACTATATTCTCCTTGAAATTGGCAAGTGCTAATGATTACAGTTGTTGGTGTTGATGGTGCCGTTGCCGATCCGTATGATGTGGTATTAATACATGGTCCCGCTGCCGCTGCCGCGCAACTTCCTGCGACTATATGACCTCCTGAAGTTGAGGTTCCAGCAAGTGGTTGAACGGTATTGATTATGGTAGATCCTGCTCCATTGATAACTCGTATACGCATTTCAGAAGGATATGATCCTGATGCCGTGCGGTACACTCGTATTGTTGCCCCTACCGCGGCCGTAAATGTAGAAGAAGTAGGTCCATATCCGGCGCAACTTAAATTAGATAAAACGGTTACTCCATTAACGGAAACGGCTACAGTTCCTCCGTTCCAACCATCGCCCCAAGTGTCGGTTCGTTGTATGGTATGTGAACATGATTGAGAAAATAAGAAAGATGAAAATAGGACAAAAAGTCCAACCAATATATTCTTCATATTAAAAATAAATAAAATAAAATTATTTACTCTCTTGAAGAATCTTTTTAGGAAACCCCCATATTCCACGGGCAGGTTGAGTTCACTAATAAATACGAATACAATTGGGATTAGTGGTTAATAAATCCTCGTATTGAGCAAACTATGATTTTAGATTATTATTTAAGATTCCAATTTTTGTATTTTGTTTCAATTTTTCTTTTTCCATATTTTTTTTCCATAATTTGTTGATGAAGTTCCCAATTGATGATTGATTCACTAACTTGTTCATCGTCTTTTGCCATAGCATATAGTTTTGATATTTTCTTTAACATTTTGTTTGCAACATATTGGAAGTTTTCAATTTCATCTTCAAAAAATTTGGTTGGGTTTTTTTCGTATTTCATAACATATTTTAAAAACTTTTGTCTAATCGCATCTGTCTTTTGAATTCCCTCCAAATTTCCTTCTAACTCTGGAGGTAAAATACCAAGTTGAGTTCCAAATTTTATAACATCATCCATCCCATGTTCCGTCATTGTCATAAACATTTGCATTCTATTATTAACTAAATCAATATAACTTACTTCTAATACTATCTTAATTTTTTCATCTATTGTCATGTCGGATGGGTCATCACCAATGTGTTCAATAAGAGCATCTAATCTATCTTCACTTTCTTTTAATTGATTGATGAAGTCTTCAAATGTGAAGTTTTTAATTTCAACAAGTTCTTTATAAACTACATTATTTTCTAAAAATTCTTTGAATTGCGACTTTGTAATATTTTTTCTTTTTAATTTGTAAGCCACTTCAGTTGGTCTTACAAGATTTTCAATACCAGAAATATAATACAAGTATCTAAAAAAAACTCTATCAATTACCGGTATTCCAAAAATACCTCTTCTTTGTGTTGCTTGATATTCAGCGTCTTGACCAATTAAACCAAATTGTTTTGATTGTTTATCGTATTTGTGTTTTATTTCATGAGCTAAAGATGCAACATGTTCGTCTTTGTCTTCTTCCATTTTTTCAATAAGACCTTCAGGTTTCCAATTTTCACCAACAGCAAATGTTATTGTTAATTCCAAAATTGTTGAGGGTTCGTTTTCTTTCATATAAACATCCCTATTAAATCCAAAAGCACCTCCCATTCCCATTGAGACAATATCTAAGACCCCTTCTTCATTATCAATCTCCTCAATTTTTACTGTAAGAGTATATGAATCAATTTTGATTTTTTTCTTATCACCTAATTCAAATTCTAATTCACCATCAAAGTTATACTCATCTTGAATGTCTCTTATTGATTTGATGTCTCTTTCAACAATATCATATAACATATCTGCAGCATCCAAAATGTTATTAGGAACCCCTAAAGCCTCGTTAATTAAATTAAGTTGTGATTCTGTTATAATAATTTTCATATTTATAAATATATTGGAGTTATGATTTAACCCACAAGATCAATAATAACATCTAAGTGATGATCTCCATTCATCTCTGACTCAACACATCGTTTATCCATCATATGAACGATCTCACTTATACTATACGGATAAAGATTATTACCATCCATACCAACATCCATTTTTTTACCTTTACCAAATCTTTTACTTCTTGGTAGGTGTACGTGACCATGAAGGTGAATCGAACCTTTATTTAGTTGGTTCCAACTTGATAATGGATAATGTGATAACACAAAATCAACACCTCCAATATTAACCTCCAAGTAGTTTTGAATAGATAAAAATTTATCTTTGGTGTTCTCTCTATTTTTTTTTATGTTCTGATCGTGATTACCCAAAACAAGGTGAACGTTTTTACAAACCAAACGATCCAAAAATTGTCCTATATTTTCAACACCACCAAAAGCCACGTCACCCAAGTGAATTAAAGTATCATCAGGACCAACCTTCTCATTAATGTTATCAACAATAACACTATTCATTACATCCAAATTAGGAAAATCTCTGGTCGCATCAATTGGAATATCACCATCTATGGTTCTCCAAACCGTAACTCCACGACATATGTTTTTGTGTGAGTAGTGCGTATCTGAAGTAATCCATACCCTACCACTAGTTATTATTTTATCAAATTTCATTTATTAAATTTTAATATCAAACCTATCTTTCATTAATTGTATCTTATCTTCAGGAACTCCATGTTTGTTTGTTCCTCCGTGTCTATTCTCAACAATAATAGAGGTGACATAATAACCATACTTAATTGCCAACTCATAATATGGTTGGAGTTCCCACTCTTGTGTAAATGTGTTTGACACCGCAATTTTTGGTGTGTTTGACTCCATTGCATATCCAACATATTGTTGACACTCTTTATGAGCCTCTTTTATTTCAGATGCGATAAAATTGTAGTTCCCATCATTATCATAAAAATAATGATCCGCTTCAAACACATTTGAGGTTAATTGTTTTGCAAAAGTTGTCTTACCACTTCCCGGTATTCCTCTAACTAAATATATCATTTTTTCCATATCACAAATATAGTAAAAAATGTTGTATAAAAAAAGGGAGATTGCTCTCCCTTTATATTTATAAAAATTAATTTTTTTCTAATGTTAGTAATTCTTAAAACATTATTGTTATTGTTTGTTCTTACGTTTTTTTTTCTATTAGTTCATTAAGGTAAATATATCATTATCATTTAACGATACTCCGACAGGTGTTGATTTAGATAATGATGATCCGGCTGTTGGTGGAACTGATACTTGAGATCCTTGATTTGGTTGTCCAAGAACTTTATTTAAGTTTGGTAAAGCACATGCTTGAATTGCCGATTTTGTACCAGAACCATTTTTTCCGTCTTCTTTTAATTTATAGTTTGGTGGTGATCCAATTCTTGCTTTAGGAAAATTAAGTAAGGCAGTATTTAAAACATCAGCTTTACATTCTTTGTTTATTCTTTGTTGAAGTGAGACGACATCAGTATTTTGTTGACCATCAACTGCAATCGGAATTCCCATATTACCCCCACTAGAAATATCTTTACCAACTGTTGAACAAAAATTTTCAATAAAAGATATTTTTGATACCATTCCATCAATTTTATTTTCAGGATCCTTAAGTATTGATTTTAATTTAAGATCTTCTTTAGCATCATTTAACTTATTTTGAACTTCAGCACTTAATTTGTTTCCATCACAAATTAAATTAGTTTGTATTCCTTCTAAGGTTTTTATATGCCCATCTATTTTACCGGAAAACATTGGGTTATTTGTTTTTAAAACGTTTAAACCTGCTAAAATTTCAAGTTTTAACTTATCTAACTCTTTTGTGTCGTATTGTTCCATAAGAATTCGTTCAGAAACATATGTCTTATTGTTATATAAATTTTTAGTTGCTTTTTTATGCATATTTATAATACGCTCCTTTTCATTTTCATTAATTACAAATAGATTTTTTTTCATAAATGTTTTATAATAAATATAATAAAAAACAAAAAAAGGTGAATTTCTTCACCTTTTTTTTGTTGACATTGAATTTAATCAATAACTCCACCACTTTGTTTTAAAGATAAACAAAGAAACTATTCTTTATACATCCAAATTTTCAAAACATTTTGTCCTGTAAAATAATTATTAAATTGACAATTTATAATTTCACCTTGTGTTATATTGTATTCATAAATACCCGCACTTATATGTCCCCAAGGAGTGTTATTTAATGTCAAGGTATAGTTTAAATTATTTGGGTAAAAATTATAAGTTGATTGAACCCCATTAAAACTGTAAACATTGTTAGATAAAAAAACAATTGTATCTGATCTTAATTCTTGATCAAAGTTTGTATTTAAAACCTTTTTAATAACCCAAGTAGTATTTTTAAATGAAACCACATTGTCAACGGTCGTGGTGTCAGTTATAATTGGCTGTGGGTCTAAAGGTATCTGAGGTGTAATATCTTCCTTATAACAAGAAGATAATAACATAATGCTAACCAATAAATAAAAAATATTTTTCATATTATACTAATGTTTCAATTTTGTTTCTAACTTGTTCTCCAATCGTTACCTCTTTAACGTTTGTTAATATTACAGAGTCTTTTAATATTCTATGAGGAATGTGAACCAAAAAAGTATTCCCATCATAAAAAGATAAATCTTGATTTAAATTTAATGCCCCATCAACCATTTTTAAAAAAATTTTAAACTGCACTTGGTCAACAAAAGATTCGCTAAGTAAGGTTCCAAAATTTTCATTTAGAATATTGATAGTATGTTTAAAGGTGTTTTTTATCATATGTTTTTATTTAATACAAATATACAAATAATATGCTTAACTAAAAACTATTTTAAAATTTTTTTTAATAAATCCATCAGTTCTTCGTTATTTTTTTGTTGGGGTAGGTTTTCTTTATTAAAATATTTACACTCCGTATGTTCAAATCCGTCTTTAGCATTTTCTAAATCAGGTTCCATCTTTGTTTTACTTTCTATATAAAAAACAAACATGTGTCCTTTTTTTGTTCCATCTTCATTTAATTTATTCACAAATCCAACAAAATCTATTTTTGTGCTCAATTCAATATTTGTCTCTTCGTAAAATTCTCTAATGGCCGCTTGTCCTGGTGATTCACCATCTTCTATTTTACCAGATGGTATGGACCAAGTATTTGGTAATGGTTTTTTTGGAGATCTTTTACAAAGTAAAACTTCATCTTTATTTCTAAGAATAACACCGGCCCATTTTTTAAATTTAATCATAGATATTTATAAATATGAACGTAGTTATAAATAATAACATTTTTAAAGTAATACCATTGTTTACATCAAAAGATATTCAACAAGGAATGATGAGAAAAAAATTTGACGGTAGTTTTGATGGTATGTTATTTTTTATGGATAAAGGTCCTCATTCTTTTTGGATGAAAAATTGTTTGGTCTCTTTAGATATTATATTTATTGATGAAAACAAAATTAACGTAATACAACACCAATGTAAGCCCTGTAAAACAGAAGAATGTCCAAGTTATGAAGGTTATGGTGATTTGGTTTTAGAATTACCAGGTGGAACTTGTGAGAAATATAATATAAATGATGGTGATTTTATAGAATTTAAATAAAAAATACTATAAATCAAAATTTAATTGTTTTTTATCATCAACAAATGATTGAACTCGTTTTCTTGCAACATCACAATAATTTTCAGACAATTCAACACCTAACCAACGACGATCTAAAATCTCCGCCGCTACCATACTAGTTCCTGACCCTGCAAATGGATCCAAAACCACATCATTTTTGTAGGACAATATCTTAATTGCTTTTGAAGGTATATCTAAACTAAAGGTCGCCTTGGTTAATGATTTAGTATCTGCAAAATAATTCCACTGACCAAACACAAGTTCCATAAACTCTTTCTTATCCTTCTCCTCATACACCACTTTCTTTTTTATGGTTCCATCCTCCTGTTCAATTTCAGTAGGTGTTCCCTTCCATTGTGGTTCTCCCTTAACTTTCTTAATGTGTTTGTGTTTGTATGCTAGTATCACACATTCCTTCGGGTTATATATGTAGGGTGAAGATGGACTCATCCACGATCCCCAAGCTGTTGTCTTACTTCTGTGGGGTGATTCTTCCTCAAGATCAACAATACCGAAGAATTTAAAACCAACCTGTTTCATTACCTGATAAAATTCTGAAACAAAAAATACTCTTCCTCCTCTACCTTGAACATTTGTTTCGTAAGGTATATTAATTGAAACTCTTCCATCATCTTTAAGTAATCGGTAAGCTTCCTCTAACCATTCTTTTGTCCAACCCCAATAATCATCCATAGGTAAAGTATCGATATGGGTATCATAATTAATCCCGCAATTATATGGTGGTGATGTCACAACCAAATCAACACTACCTTCAGGTAAAGTTTTCATTACCTCGATACAATCCCCATTTATTATTTTTCCTGTTTCTATCATCTTATTTAAACTATTTCTGTAATTATCTGTGCTAATTTATACCCTGCGAATGCTCCTGCTGCCGCTGATCCAGGAAGAACTATAAACTTACCTAAAATTGTGTCATACTTTTTCCTATTTACAATATACGAAATTAGAACGTAATAAACAATATAGTTTATTAAAACTAAAAAGTCCAGTTCCTTTGCCACAAACACAACAATAGAGTTTCCAAGAAACCCCCACATAAAATTTATGAGAGTTTCTCGTAGTAATTCATTTGGTGTTGTGATAGCATCTAAAACTGAGATTTCTTTACTAAAACCTGTTTTTTTCTTCAATTTTTTTGATGTGGTGTTCGAGATACCATAGGGCTTTTCTGAGATCCTCGAGTTCGTTGTATTTTCCTTTTTTTCCTGCACGACTAATATATTTTACTGTATTTCCTAAACTAAATCCTAAATCCCAAGCATCAATCACCTTGATAGCTTCATATTCATTATTTTCTCCCCCATAATGGTTAGGGTGATTAACTTGTTCTATTTTTATCGGTGGACACTGACAAAGTCCGGTGCCACCACATACACATTCGTTATCCATTATTCTTCTTCTCTATATTCTTTTAATAACTCATCGTTGGTCATTGTTCCGTATTTCCCATTAAGACCATCTATATCAACAAATGATGTCATCATATGTTTTGTATTATATATTTGTTCTGTAATCTCAAGTGATTTAACAATCTCACGTATGATCTTATAAGGATCGGCATTTGATCCTGGTCTTCGATCTTCAATATAACCCTTCCATTCTTTTGCTGTGTCCTGAGGAACTCTAATTGAAGCTCCACGATCAGATACACCCCAACTGAATTTATCAATTGCCTGAGTTTCATATTCACCTGTTAATCTTAGATTGTTGTTTGATCCATAAACCTTAATATGATCTTCATGTCTTGATTCAAATGCGTTGAATAATGCCATGAAGTATTCTTCGTTCCCATCAAGTCTCATAATGTCTGTTGATAAATTTGTGTGAAGACCTGATCCATTCCATTCACCGTATTTTATTGGTTTAGGGTGAAGTTCAATACGATACTCATATTTTTCAGAGATTTTATATAAAAAGTATCTTGTCATCCAAAGGTCATCACCACCTTTTAATTTACCTTGAGAGAATACTTGATATTCCCACTGACCTAACGCAACCTCAGCGTTTGTTCCAGTAATATCAATACCATAGTTCAAACAAATATTAGTATGTTCTTCAACAAAATCTCTACCCACAACATATTCACCAACACCACAATAATATTTGCCCTGTGGTTTTAAGTTGTTTTCATCGTGACCTAAAACACATTTATTTTTTCTATCGTAGATAAAATACTCTTGTTCAAAACCAAACCAAAGATCTTCAAAACCTTCACCAATACTTGATCTCTTATTTGACTCGTGTGTTGTCCCATCAGGATTTAATACCTCACATAAAACATAAACCGTTGATGACATGTCTTTCATATAATGTCTAACAGGTTTTAAAATAAGATCTGAGTTTCCAGTTTCAGCTTGGTTAGTTGATGACCCATCAAAATTCCACATAGGAAAATTCCCATCTAAAAATGCGTTTCTAACTGAATTGTATTCAACAATCTTAACTTTACTTCTAAGGTTTGGCTCTGGTTTATATCCATCTAGCCAAATGTATTCCAATTTGATTTTCATATATTATTATTTATGTATTCCAATATTTCTTCTTCTGATTTTCCTTGATTGAATAGTCGATAAACGTTGAGTGAAAATTCGTCGGTGGTAAATACCGCATCAGCGTCTAGATAATTCATTATGTTATCCACATTATTAAGGATATGTTTTTTAGAAATTGTTCTTTTATTAAATCCCACTTTGTTTTATTTTTTTAATTCCATAAACCAGATCTCTAACCTTTTTACCCAATTCTGTATCATTTGGGTATTGCGCAATTAATTCTTTAATTATTTTATATACATCTATTTCTATCATACCATTAATTTAAACAATTAAATCTTATTTGTCAAAATTTTATTGAATCCCATTTTTATTTTGCATTACTTGTTCGTATTTTTTTGTTTGTGAAATGTGCCCCGCAATTCTTCGTTTAAACATTGGAAGTAACGTTTCTTGAATTGGGAATATCCCACTTGATATCATATAAAAAATAGGCCCCATTTTCTTATCAATACTATCGAACGAAGAAAATTTATTAATTATTTTAGAAATTGTCAAATCATTTATTAAATTATCATAAATTAATTCAATTTTTATCATTTGTTGTGGATTTTGTTTGGTTTCTTTTTTCATGATATATTCCCAAACATAATATTTTTTTTCGTTGTCAATATAATAAAAAAAACCTTTTTGATGTAATACATTTTTTTTATTTCTTTTTATTACCATATCTAAAGAATCAAACACTATTGTCCAAACAGATTTTGCAACATTAAAATATTCCATCATTCTTGGAGCAGAATATGATAATATTTTTTGAAACTCTTGTAATTCCTCATTTGACATTTCTGGAAGTTCCCTAACTTTAAGATCTTTTACCAGTATTTCATCATCTACGTTTGTAAGTTTTTTGTCGGTATAAACAATCTTATGATCTCTAACAAGCGCTTGGACATTCATTAAATGTAAAGATAATTCAATAAAGCTTGGGTATAACTCTAACTTGTCCAGTTTTTCTCCCATCTTTTGAAAGTAAGAAAGTAGTTTGTATTCTTTGTATTCTTGATCAATTGGTTTTTCAAACATCCAATCGGTGTTCATTAAAAATTGTATTTTTTTTCTTCGTGTCATTAAAAATAAAAATAATGCAAAATATAAAACAAATAAAGGGCTAATTGACCCTCATTACATAATACTCAGTTCCATTTATATTAAAAGTGTCATAATCACCATCGTAAGAATTTAACATACTACCATATCCGTCAGAACTTACTACAGTTTCCGTTAGTTTATCTAAATCAATAAACTCCATGATAAAGTTTTTATCTTCACCATATTGTTCAATAAACCCAAAAATGTCGTTTTGGTATTCATCAACTCTACCTGTAATTTCATTTTCAATTGAACTTTCATCATATTCACCTTGTGGGTCATCATTGATTTCTTGAATTATTTCTTCCAATCCTTCAATTTTTACTTCAATTTCTTCATATTTTTCATCAGGTAAATCTTCACTTTCTAGTCTTTTATTAAGTGAATCTATGTTTGATTGGAGTTGTTGAACTTGTTTATATTGTTGATTTGATAGTTCTAAAGGTATGTCAAAATCCTCAGGAGATGATCTAACATAATCATCGTAGTAATCATATAACCAACGATACCATTGTTTATCATCTAAAGCGTCATTAAATGCCCACGAACTAAACGCATCTATTCCTGAATCATCAACTAATTGTTCAACATATTGTCTTGCGGCACTATCTGCCTCATCTTCAGTATAAACATCGTAGGTATTAGGATTAAACCCATTACCACCTCCTAACCATTCATATTGTTTTCCGTAACCATAGGTTGCCCTTCCATTAGGATTGATATAATACTTATCTTCAGGAACTTCATTTCCTTCGTCATCTTCAACCATATCCACATCACCATGTTGATTTAAATATTTGTATACAGCTTCAGTTCTTTCAGATTCATCATCTTGGTTTTCAACATTCCACTCATCTTCTCTTCTTTTTTCATCCAAATCTGAAAGTTTTTCATTTAATTTTTGTTGCATTTTAATCTTCCACATAGAAGATCCATAATCACTAACATAACCATCTGTGGTAATACCATTAAGATTTGAAACATTGGTATGAGAAATATCTAATCTACCCATTACTCTTACAACACCTGTAAGTGGCCCAATATTTTTATAATTACTAACATTTATTGGTCCAGTAATAACAATACCTTTACCTCTATATGGTTTTAGGTTTGAGATCCTTTCGGCAATTCCTCCAACATTTTCCAATAATTCCAAATAATCCTCAGGAGAAATTGAAACAAGGTTTTCATCTTGTTCTACAATATAATTTTTAAAAAACTTCTTTATTGACATACTTTTATAAATATAACAAAAGAAAAATAATTGATTTTTATTTTTTTTGGACTAAAGTTTGTTTGTATACTATTTATAGATAAATAAACCACTTAAAAATACTTATCATGAGTTGCGGATGTAAAAACAAAGCTAATCAACAGGCTCAACAACCTCAAGCACAACCTCAAGCACAACCTCAAGCACAACCTCAACAACCATCAAATGGTTCAAATGTTCAAGAGAATGTGAAAAAAATCATCAACAAATATTATAGAAGATAATATTTTTTGTATCATCGAGATAAGGGTGTTCCGTTGGGGCACCTTTTTTGCTTAATAGATATTTATACAATATGAGTTTAGCGAGGGTAAAAAATTTAATAGAATCATTTAATGATGGTGAGTATGAAGATGAGATAAAACCATATTTCAATACATTAATAAATTTTTTTAAATTTATAAAAAAATACAATCTTTTAGAGGAACTTGATTTAAGAGAGATTCCCCCTGATGATTTTAGCAATGAATTGTTTGATTATTTGGTTGAGAATGGTATTATGGATAATTTAGACTACAATTCTGTTCCAGAAGAGTTTCAAAACAATTATTTACTACATGGTTTAGAATATAACTATGAAAATACCGTTAAGTTTATTACTGATGAACTGTTAAATGATGTTTATATTAGACCTGATGGGTTTTATTTAAATTTAGGTAATGATAGAGATGAGTTAGCTGATTTCTTTTGCGATCACTCCCGTCGTGATGTTTCTCCTGAAGGTGTTGCAAAACAAGTATTTAGCGAAGATGGTTTAGGTCACGATTGGTATTTTGATGTTGATACAAAACCATCTGATGTTATTGACGATTTAGATGAAAAAAATACCATTAATTTAAAAGATGCCATTTTTAAAGAAATTGGTAATGTTGAATTATCTTTAGAAGATTATAGTTCCGATTTTTTTGAGAGTTTATCAGAAGAACAGGGAACTGAAGGTTATTTTAAAATTCAAGCTGAAGACTTAAATGAATTAATTAAAGATTCCGACGCAATAAACGAACTGTGTGAAAATAATTTAAGTGAGTTAGGTCAAGAATTAAAAAATATTTATTGGAACGCTTATAATTCTGCATATGAAAATGAAATATATGAATTAGTATATAATGGTTTAGATGAATACTTTGAAGGAAAAATTGATGAGGTTCCAAAAGAAACCACCAAATCGGATGGTAAAAAAGTAACCACATACTTAAATTACATTA